TTCTAATTGATTTGATAGGCACAGAGCCTAGTTATCGTCAAGGACAGATTCGATGGTATAAGAGACCGGAGAAGGGTAATATTTACGTAGTTGGATTAGACCCATCATTGGGTACAGGCGGTGACCCTTCAGCGATACAAATATATGAAGCAAATACTACGACACAAGTAGGTGAATGGAAGCATAACAAAACCGACATTCCTACACAGGTTAAGTTACTAGCACAAATTTGCAAGTATATCGAAGAATGCACCGGCGAACCCAACAACATCTACTATTCAATTGAGACTAACGCCATCGGCGAAGCGGCACTTGTCTCTATTAACGAGTACGGGGAATCAAACATCCCCGGCTCATTCATGGGCGAGAACGGTAAGAAGCGTAAAGGCTTCAACACTACCAACAAGAGCAAGCTAGCAGCCTGTGCTAAGTTCAAGACCCTAGTAGAATCTAAGAAATTGACAATCAATAGTCATAGTCTTATCAGTGAACTAAAGAGCTTCGTGGCTTCTGGTGGTAGTTTTGCTGCTAAAATCGGCGATACAGATGACTTGGTTATGGCTTCGTTGCTAGTTGTGCGTATTTTACAGCAATTGAGCGAATATCACTATGATTTAGACAATTACATGCGTGACCATCAAGAATTCATCGCCCCGTTGCCCTTCTTTGCTGTACTAAGTTGATAAATATAATATGTCCAAGAAACAAGAACCCCTACGTGTTGAATTAAGAAACCTCTTAGCTAGAGGTGGCAGAGTCGTTACCAACTTAAACAGTGATGGTAAAGCAGTTCCAGTCCCGGACGAAGCAGAATTGTTCCAATTTGACTTCACAAAAGACGGTGAGTCATATGGAAAAGTATACGTAACTATTGACGGATTACATCAGTTGGTAGTTTATTTTGACGATAAAGTAGCAAGAAGCCCAAAGAATGGATCCGCGGATTCAGAATCATGGGAACAATTAGTAAGAACACTAAAGAGATTCGCTACACAAAAACAACTTAGCTTTCAGTTAAGTGACCAAGACAATTTGGAAAACGATATGGCTAAAAGAGAATACACAAAGAAACAAGAACGAGTCAACGAAGGCTATCACCCAATGGGTAAGAAAGCTAGTTACAGTGATAACGTCCCTACAACTAAGATGATTATCAAGCACACTCGCAACATCGAAGAAGGTGAACAGCGTTATCGCAACGTTGAGAAAATCTTTATTGAGAATGCAGAAGGTGAAAGATTCTTAGCTCCTACAACAAAGCCAGGCATCGCACGTGTGTATGCTCGTCACGTAGCAGAAGGTGGCAAGCCAAACGATGAGCGTTGGAATCACTTGACTAGTTTGACTGAAGAATACAACAAGATGGCAGGATTCGTTCGTGCTACTCGCGGCGGACAATTCAATGAATCAGCACAACGTTTAGTAACTGAAGGCATTGCTCATTATCAAAAACTACGTGAAAGTCTAGCAAAGATGTCAGGCAAGCGTGGTTATAATACTTACTTTGAATCATGGACTCCACCTTTGATGGAAGATGAAGAACAAGTTGACTTATCAGAGATGTTTATGACAGCATCACTTGATCCACGCATTGAATCAGTAATGCCTATCTTAGGTAAACTAAGCAAGAACTTAGGCGAAGCAGTAGACATGGAAGAAACTATCGCACTTGAAGCATGGGCAGATAGTATCTCAGAAGGTCCTGCAGAAACTATTCGTCTCGGACAGTTTGCAGCCGGAGGCGGTATTGCAGGCGGTCAAAACCCAGCTGATATTTTAGGTGAAGTTGATGACGAAGATTACGTAGATCCAGAAGAAGCTGACTACGATGATGAATATCAAAAGAGTGCATCAAGTGCAGGCGAAGCAGTCAAACGTATTGAAAAGAAATTAGGTAAAGTTGACATTGGCGCATTAGCTAGAAAGTTGAATCGCAAAGAAACTGATGAAGGTGCGATTGGAGCAGCAGTTGGTAAAGCATTAGGTACGGCTGCCGGCGCAGAGTTCGGCCCAGTCGGATCTACAGTAGGTGGTCAGCTTGGTTCAGAACTAGGTGATAGAATCACAGGTGAGAGCATTGATGCTAACCAAAAAAGAGCAGGTCAATTAGGACCAACTGAGAAAGTAGGACCTAATGGAGCGCAAGGTAAACTAGTCGGTGCAATGGAATCAAAAGACCCGTTAGCAAGTCTATTACGCTTAATCAAATAAGGGTAAATAAACCTCACTTAAAAGGTGAGGTTTGCCATATCTGGCATAAATACTATTGACATAAGATTATAGTCTGCTATACTATAGCTTGTGTTAGTCACTAATAGGTAGTGGCGAATATTAAACAGAGACCATCTCAATTTATTAAGGAAAAATATTATGGCATCATTAGCAGAAATCCGCGCTCGTATCGCAGCGCAAGATAACAAGTCATCTGGTTCAAACAACAACCAGCAATCTGACAACTCAGTATATCCCCACTGGAACATGGACGAAGGTACTACAGCAAGTATCCGTTTCTTACCAGATGGTAACCCCAATAACACATTCTTCTGGGTCGAAAAACAAATCATCAAACTTCCATTCAATGGCGTAAAAGGTCATCCTGAAATGAAGCAAGTGATTGTTCAAGTACCTTGCGTAGAAATGTATGGCGACACATGTCCAGTCTTGGCAGAAGTTCGTCCTTGGTACAAAGACGAGAGTTTGAAAGAAATGGCAAACAAGTACTGGAAGAAGCGTTCATACTTGTTCCAAGGTTTTGTTCGTCAAAACCCACTAGGCGATGACAAGACTCCAGCGAACCCAATTCGCCGATTCATCATCAGCCCACAAATCATCCCAATCGTTAAAGCAGGCTTGATGGATCCAGAAATCTTGGAACTACCAACAGACTACTTGCGCGGTCTTGACTTCACTATTAAGAAGACAAGCAAAGGTGGTTACGCAGACTATTCAACATCTAACTGGTCACGCCGTGAATCAGCATTGACAGAGGCAGAACAAGCCGCTATTGATGCACATGGTTTGTATGACTTAGCAGACTTCTTGCCTAAGAAGCCGTCTGCGGCAGAGTTGAACATCATCAAAGAAATGTTTGAAGCGTCAGTTGACGGTCAGCAATTCGACAACGAACGTTGGGGCAATTACTACAGACCATATGGCTTGGATGCACCTGCAGGTTCAACAGCGGCTAAACCAGAAGCAGCACCAGCCGTAGCTGTGTCTGCACCCGCGAAAGCACCCGTAGCAGAATCTTCTACACCAGCTTGGGAAGAAGACGCTGCCGAAGCAGCCGCAGCTCCAGTTGTAATTCCACCAGCAGCTACAGGCGATAAAGCTAACGACATCCTAGCGATGATTCGTGCTCGTCAAAACAAGGCTTAATTGTCTAGGGGGAGGGTAACCTCCCCTGACTAAGGAGTATGCTATGACATTACCCGACGAACGATACCGTGCCCTAAAGCAAGGTAAAAAACTATTAGAAGAACTATGCGATCCTGGTAAGACACCAAGAGTACCAAGCATAGTTCGAGACCGAGCAAGAGCGGCACTGCGTCATTTTCCACTAGACTATGAACTAGATAAAATGGCAGAGCAATGCCCTGAAATGCTTGATAAACAACCATTCTCTATGCACACTAATGTGGCACAGAGACACTAAGTAATTATAAGGAGAACGACTTGGGAAAGCCATTTGACGTAAGTAAGTTTAGAAAAGAAATAACAAAAAGTATTGAAGGATTATCAATTGGATTTAACGACCCTACAGATTGGATTAGCACAGGAAACTATGCACTCAATTATCTTATTAGCGGTGATTTTAGCAAAGGTGTTCCTCTGGGTAAGGTTACTGTATTTGCTGGAGAGAGCGGTTCAGGCAAAAGTTACATTTGCTCTGGCAATCTTGTCCGACATGCACAGGAACAAGGCATCTTTGTGGTGCTCATTGATTCAGAGAACGCCCTGGATGAAACGTGGCTGCACAACCTCGGTGTAAGCACCGACGCTGACAAGCTACTAAAACTTAACATGGCGATGATTGATGAAGTAGGTAAAACTATTTCAATGTTCGTCAAAGACTACAAAGCACTACCAGAAGCAGACCGACCAAAAGTATTGTTCGTTGTTGATTCGCTAGGTATGCTATTGACACCAACTGACGTTAATCAGTTTGAAGCAGGTGACATGAAAGGTGACATGGGTCGTAAGCCTAAAGCACTAACAGCACTTGTTCGTAACTGCGTTAACATGTTCGGTTCACTAGGCATTGGTCTAGTTGCAACTAATCACACATACGCATCACAAGATATGTTTGACCCAGA